TTACTCTATTCCGAGGAGCCAAAGGGCGGACACGCCGAGGACGCGGGCAAAGACGGGTATCTCATAATCGGGAATAAACCGCGTCCCGATTTCGATACGGCTTATCGAGTCCCGCTCCATTGTTACGCCCTCGACCTGCACCCGCGCCGCGAGGTCGCTTTGTGAGAGCCGGAGCTTTAGCCGTGCCTCGCGGATGCGCTCGCCGCTTATATTCTTCTTTCCCTCAAAATCATATATCCGCAAGCTCTCGCCTCCCATGTGTTAATGTTCTGCATTTTTCTTGACTTTAGCACATACGCAACGCATAATTGTGTTAAAGGTCAGCAGACCGAAAAAACAGGAGGGAGTTACTCATACCATGAAAAAGCTCAAGACTTGGCAAATAGTATTACTCGTTATTTTCTATCCCGTCGGTATCTGTGTATGGATATATCGGGCTATCAAACGAAGCCAGTTAAAGAAAGCTCGGGAGGCCGAGCAAGCCGCACTATCCGCCCGCCGGGAGGCCGAGCGAGCCGAACGCGAGAAATTCGAGGCCGTTCGTGCTCAAATCTCCCGCCACCGTAGCGAGCGCCGAGAGTGGCTCGACGCAAATTGCGACTATGTTTCTTTTAAGCTCGTCGGCGTGACATTCAATAACGACGACGGCGTAGGGCGCAATCGTCAAGATATTCTCCGCGAAATTGAGGAGGACGGCGAGCTCGATAATTTCTCCTATGATACATACGACTACGAGGGAAATACCGCCGTCGGCGTTTATTATAACGGCGAGCAAATCGGGAATATCGCGCAAACGGATTTGAAAAAGTTCCTTTCTCGTACCGTATGTGAGCTTGCAGATTTCGAGGTCGTTTCCGGCGAGTCTCGTCGCGGTATATGGGTCGGTTTCTATTTCAATAAATAACATTTGCACGGAGTTTTCCACCGCCGCACAAAAAGAAAAAGCGGGCGAGGCCATAGAGCCCCGCCCGCTTTTTCTGCACGATTATACGTCGGAAAGATTGCCGAGAGCGCCCGCCGCCTCGAGTGCGCGGTAGATGATGCAAGCGACGGCCTCGCGGGTAATCGGCTGTTGCCATCCGAAATTACCGGCTCCGTCGCCGTTGAAAATGCCCTTGCGCTTGCAGTATTCCGCCGCCTCTCTCGCCCATGCGGAGGGCGTGTCGCCGGTATCGGCGCAAGAGGTCAGTTGCTTTCTTGCCTCGTTAATATCCATGTCGAAATCCTCCTTGTTGTCCGTTTTGGTGTAGTACGCCGGGAGGCCGAAGCCCCGGAGATACTTTCCGTTTACCTCGAGCGCCCGCTCCTTGACGCTATTCGAGAAATTGCCCTCAATGACCTTGAGGACGCGCCCGCTCACGCTGGATACAATGCCCACATGGTCGGCGGCTCCCCGGTCGTCGCCGGAGCCGGAGTCCTGCCAGTCATAGAAAACCACGTCGCCGGGCTGTGGCGTGATGCTCTCGTCCTCCTCCAAGCGGCTCACCGCATGAGAGCGATAGAGGGAAATCATAGCCTCGCACCCGCACTCAAGCGGCATAATGTCCGAGAGTCCGCATTTGATAGCGACGGCGGAGACGAACGTCGCGCACCATGCGTCCGTGTACTTGACGGCGTATCCCCGGGCGAGCGGCTTGTGTGCGTTGTAAAGGTCGATAATTTCCCGGTGAGAGCCGTCCCGCTCGTTCTTCCCGAGCCACGCCCTCGCCGTCGATACGACGAGCTCGCGTACCTGTTGCTCCGTCACGGTTTAGCCCTCCTTTGTGGTCTTTTCTACTGCGTCGCTGATTTTCTGCGTCTGCGTCCCGAAATAGAACGCGATAACGACCGTGTAGACCGTCATAAACTCTTGGCTCGTCTGCCCGGTAATGGCGAGGTACGCGAATACCCCGGAGAGCAAGAGCGTGACGAGGCTCTTTACGCTCAAGAGAGCGCCGAGCCGCTTTACGATGATTTCTTTCATTTTGCTACCTCCTTTAGCAATCTCGTTTTGTTGCCGTGTCGTATGTAATTCCGCCGGTCGTGTTCTCGGCCTTGCTCTTATTGAGCGAGAACGAGAGCACGGTAGCGGTCGCGGCCTGTAAAAAGGCGATAAGGGCGGTCAAATACGGGAGCGAGCCGGTGTAGTTGTTGGCTACGGAAATCCGGCAGAGGTCGAGCGTCGTCATGGTCGATTTGTAGTCGATATAGAGGACGGCATAAACGAGGAGCTTTGAAAAGGAGAGATACCCCTTTGCAAAGCTCCATACCTCGAGCGCCCATTTTTTGAACTTCCGCCGCCGCGCCGCGCCTTTGCGGGCGGACATTATCCGTCCTCCCGCACCTCGCGCCCCTCGAGCCTGTCGATACGATGATGTGCCGACTTTGCCGAGCTCTCCACCGCTGACATACGCTCCGCCATGCCGATATAGCGCGCGTCCTGTGCGTCCTGCTTGCGCTCGATACGGTCGATGCCGCCTTTAATGTACCCGATTTCGGTTAGCATCGTGCCGGAGGACTTGCCCTCCTCCTCGCTGTCCTTTTTCGAGTTCCTATGAAAAGCGGCATAGCTTAACACGCCGCCGAGGATAGTCCCGAGGACTCCTATAATCGCTCCTACATAGTCCATTCTTAACCTCCGTTATAATTCGTAATAATCGAGTTTAACGGTCTGCTTTCCCGGCAATATGGGACACCCCCGAACGTGGTAAATCTCCCCGTCAACGATAACGCCCTCGCCCTCCGCCTCCGTGCATACGACATAGAGGCCGGGAGCGTCAAGCCTCACCCACAAGAGAGACTCCCGCCGCGCTATGATTTCGCCGTCGAGCTCGACCGTGTAGACCGCCGCGCTCATTCGGCGACCTTTTTCCAGCCGTCGGGATACGCCTCGGGAGTCCATACGTTGTTATCGAGCAAGGACTCGTAAAGCACGTCGCCCCAATAACCGCGCTCACCCTTGGAGAACGCGAGCCCCGCCGTAATGGTCGCCGGGATAATCCTCGCGCCGTTTTTATAGAGCACGTCCTCCCACAAGCTCGGCGCGGCCTCCGGCGTGTTTTCCGCCGTGTCCCACAAGTCCACCGCCGCCCGCTTGAGCGCACCTTTCCAGTTGATACGAGTCCCGGACTTGACGAGCGCCCCGCCGCCGGTGAGCGCCGGATAAAGCTCGACGGCTGTCGAGCCGTCCTTATCGTCGAGCCCGGCTCCCGCCGCCTTTTCAATCATAGCGCGGAGCTCCCGCGCCCTCTGTACGGTAATCATTCCGCCGCACCCCCTAACAGAATATCGAGAACTTTATCGTTCTCGGCGAGCATGAGCGTACCGCTCACATTTTCCACGGAGCCAACCGGCTCGATACCGAGGAGCTCGCCGTCGGTGAAAGCGTAAACGAAGTCCTCGAGATATGTCGTCGTCTCGCCCGTCTCCTCGTCCTTGCGGTCGATTGCCGTCTTGATGCAAAAGCCCCCGGCCTCCGCCTCGTCGCACGGGACATAGCACCCGTTTTCGTGTAGGCGGACATAGACAACGGTATCGGAGTAGCCGACGACCTTTCCGCCGCTTTTGATAGCATACATACGTTATCCCTCCATTTTCGGCAGCTCTCCGAGCCGCTTTTTATAAAACTCCTCGAGTTCCTGCGTGTTCATCGTGCGGAGGAGGTTTTTCCAATACAGATTTTCCGCCCCCGCCCATTTCTCCGGGTCGAAGTCCGACGCGCCCTCGTGCTTGCCGTAATAGTGATAGAGGCCGTCGAGCATCTTTTGACGATACGCACCCTCCGGCGTGTTTGGTCTGAAATGCTCCCATCCGTTTTCAGACGTTGCGGCGCAAATCTTCCGCCCGTCAGCGGCAAAGAGAAAGCCGTCCCGCTCCGTTACGGTCGTACCGTATCGGAGGTTAAAGGCTCCGTCGATGCCCTCGGCCTTAAAACGCCGATAAACGACATATTCCATAGCTTACCCTCCCTTGAATAATTCACGATAGAGCCGCTCGACGCTCTGCTCCATGTGGTACGAGTGAAATCTTTTCATGTGTCCCCGCCATGACACGAGGGACGTTTCCACGTCCGCCGCCGTCATTCTGCCGGAGTCCACCCAACGCCGGAAAATGCGTAGCTTTGCCCTCATGTGCCGGATACCCTTGTACGTTGCCCGGCGGACGACTTTCCCGTTTGCGCCATATCGAAAGCGCACCTTGACGAATGTAAAGCCGCGCGTGAGCTTGATAATCTGCGTCTTTTTCGGATTGAGGCGGATACCGTGCTCGGCGCATAGCCGCCGGAGCTCCCGGAGGCAAATCTCGAGCTTTTCCTTTGACTCGCTGATGATACACCCGTCGTCCATATAGCGAGCGTAATACTTCATGCCGAGCACGTCCTTGATACAGTGGTCTATCCTGTTCGGCAGGGCGAGCGCGGCAATCTGCGAGACTTGGCTCCCGAGGCCGAGCCCCACGTCGCCGAAGTTCTGAATAAAATATTTCGAGAGCGCGACGAGGCGGTCGTCGATGCCGCTCCGCTCGAACTCTCGAAAAACGGGCTCATGCTGTGCCGTATCGAAATACTTTGAAAAATCGAATACGAGGACGTAGCCCTCCCGCCCGTGTTTTCTGTAATGCTCCGCGAGAAAGTGCGTCACCCGGGATACGGCGAAATCGTACCCTTTGCCGCGCAAGCTCGCTCCGTTGTCGTAAATGAATGACCGAGAGAGCATCGGCACGAGGCAGTAATCGCACAAGCACCGTTGTACGACGCGCTCGGAGATATGAACGCTCCGAATATGCCTCGGCTTTCCCCGCTCCACAATATCGAACTCGTAAAAGCCCTTGGAGCGGTATCTCCCGGCTATCAATTCCTCGTGTGTCTTTGTGACGTTGGCAAGCGAGGCGGCTTTGTATCGCTGTGTGCTCGCTTTCCACCCAACGCCACGGACGGAGGCGCGGTAGCTCTCATAGAGCCGCTCGAATGAGAAAACCGTCTCGAAATCTCCGTACTCTCGGAGCGCGGCGGCTTTCTTTTTCATTCGTGCGGCCTTGCGACGCTGATGCCGTGCCTCGCGTCGTTCTGCGCTGTTCATAAAATAAAAATACCTCGTACATTTCTTTCTCGGCGTGTTGTCTAAAATGCGTAACGGCGAGCCATGAAAGCACGGAAAACACGCACTCCGCACCCATGCAAGGAGCGTCCGGCTAACCGTATCGCGGTATATGTTTGTCCGACGGCGCGAGGCCGTCAGAGAGGTTATATTCCCCTTTTATATGGGGACTGCTTTCGCTCCGTGAGGAGTTATTCGGTCTGCCCCGTGTCGATATAAAATCCGGGCGCGAAGCCGAGGGAATAGTTCGCGTTGTTGTTGTTGACTGTCCCGTCGGTGTTCACATTCACGAAATTGTTGGAGTTGCTCGCATTCGGAGAACGGAGCCACCAATTAGCGGCGATACGGAATATAACCTAATCACGCGGAGGATTAAGCTCGCGCCTTATCGCTCCGTTTGATTTTAGAGATTTGCGAGAGCTCGTCCGTAATGAGCTTTACCCACTCTTTGAGGACGTTCGGCGGTATGGTCGTAGACCTCGTGTGTATGTGCGGAAATCCTGTGCGTGTGCGCCGGATGCGTATGCGCGCCCGACCAAATGAACGTCTCGTATCCGTCAACGGTTTTCCCGTCGCTTGTCGTTGCAAGGCGGGCGTGTTGAGAAATGCCGTGGTTATGCACGGCCTGTCCGTTCGTCTCGCTTGGGAGCACGTTCGAGGACTCGAGCGCCGTTCCGCCGGAGGTCTGCCCGCCGCCGGAGGAGGTCGTAGAGCCGCCGCCGGAGCTCGTTGTCTGCCCGCCGCCGGAGCTCGTTGTCTGTCCGCCGCCGGAGGAGGTCGTTTGTCCACCGCCGCCGCCGATAGCTTTCTCATACGCCCGGAACGCCTCGAACTCGATATTGAGGAGCATTTTGTTAATGCGTACCACCGAGTCGGAGATATATAGTTGCAGTTTCGCCGGATGCGTTGCGTCGGCGTTATCCGAGAAATTATAGATTTGTTGGTTGGTCGCGCCCTGTGCGTATGTCTCAGAAATGAGGGCGCGGCTCTGCAAGTCGGAAATACTGCCCGCTATATCCTGCGTCTTGTTGGCAATCGTTACCGTGACGTTTCCCGGGTCGCCCTCTGCATCCGCTTTCTCAACGCGGACGATGCGGGTACGGAGGTTAATTCCGTCGGCCTCGTCCACGACGCGGACGATTTCGCCCGGGCGGAACTTTGAGAACTTGTCGCCGGTCAGCCGGTGGAGGTCGATAGCGCCGATTTCATAGCTCACATACGGCTCCTTGAGCCCGGCGAGTATCTGCTCGGCGTACGCCTTGAGGTTTTCCGCCACTTGATACCGCGAGTCTACGAGGATAGTCGAACACAAGCCGTATCGCTCGATGCTTAAAGCGTCCTCGACGTACGGAACGCCGCCGTTCGCCGACTCTATTGTCAGTTGGTTTACACCCTCGCCGTATCCGAGCGCATAGACGCGGTTTGCGATACTGGTCGCGTCCGTCGTCTTTTTGATGTTCGTCATATTCTTTGCGTATCGGATTTCGCTTTTGAGTGCCTCCGTCGGCACGGTGAGCGAGAGCGTCCACGGGTAGACGGTCGTATCCCACGACCAAAGGTATTCACTATCGAAGCACTCCGGCACGGCAAAGAGCGCCGCGAGGAGCGTCGAGTTTTCCCAATTATATTCAAAATAGCGTTTGAAATCGCAAGCCCCGAGTTTCCAGTTTTGCCGGGTCTGCCGGGCGAGAATGTAATTGAGAACGTCGGCAGTCTTTACGCCGGAGCCGCCGCATTGATGATACTGAAAGAGAACGTCGGAGAGGAGCGTAGCGAGGACGTGCTCGCAATCATAATAGCGAGTCGCGCCGTTGCTCCGCTCCATATCCTCCCCGATGATGCGGAAAAGGTCGATACGCTCGTCTCCGTCGAAAATCTCGACGAAGTTCAGCGGCGTACAATAGGCGTTTTTCGGGTCGTCCGCCGGGAGCGTAAAGGTCGCCGTCCATAGGGAATTAGTCTCGAGGCCGTAGCCGACGGCGAGCGCGTTGTCGAGGTAGGCGAGCCGCTTCATATCGCGGTTGAAAATCTGCGGCTTTGCCATTATAACCACCTATCTTTCCACAAGATTTTAACGTCTGCGGTCGTGCCGCCCTCGACGATAATATCGTTCTCGCCCGGTTGGAGCTTGAAAAATGCGCTATCGTCGCTCACGCGGTCGATGATATTCGCGCCGTTGAGCGTTACGGTCATGTGCTCCGTGTCGATAATAAGCTCGTCTCCGGCGACCATGTTCACGCCCTCAATTACCATAGTGACGGAGCCGTAGGTCGAAACGCCCGTACCGCTCGCCGTTGCTACGGCCTCCGCAAGCGCGGAGAAAAAGAGAGTGCGGATATAGTCGCCGACGCTCCCGGCCTCCGCCTCCGCAAGCGCGGAGGGGAGGAGGACGCGGACGAACACGCCGGACGCGGTAGCGACCGCCGCCGCCGAGCCGTCGAGGTATCGAATGATTTTCAGCGTCGCCGAGGTATCCGTCTCCGCGTTCGCCGTGGCGAGCCACTCGAACACAATGGACGTTGTTCGGTTGTACGTCGTCTTATTGTACGGAGTGCGGTTATACATTTGCTCGCCTCCTCGTTATGCCAGAGTGCAAACGATAGCCCCCGCCGATACCGTGATAGCGTCGCCGTTGAGTACGTTCTTGCTCCGGGTAAAGGAGCCGTACCAAAGCAAATTACCCGCCGTCAGCGCGTCATAGATGCCCCAATAGGCCACCGTGCCGAGGTCTGCCGTCAGAGTGCCGAAGTCAACGGGCGCAGAGTTGGAAACCTGTTCTTTGCCGGACACGAGGGACGGCGCGCTAAAGTTGATAATCTTTCTCGCGTATCCGCCGCCGGATACCTCCGTACCCGTTCCGCTCGCCGTCGGGTCGGTGAGGAAAAGAGCGAGATAGTACGTCCCGCTCCGCAAGGACGTATTCAAGAGAGTGGATGCGTGGACGTTAGATAATGCACTCATAGTAGAAACCTCCTAATTTTTTAATTTACCTTGAGCCGTGTTATCGTCAGCGTTTGGATAAAGTCCTGCAAAGCGCGATACTCGCGCCCCTGTTTGATAGCCATAGCCTAACCCTCCTCTTTCCCGCCGGTTTGCTCCCCGGGCGGCGTAGTGTCGTCCGGCGGCGTATTTCCGCCGGTCTGGTATTTGTCTGCGAGCTTTGCGTTTACCATGTTCAGCGTTTGGACGCGGCGCGCGCCCTCCTCGCCGCCGATGGTCGGCATATCGAACATAGTCAAGATTTGGTCGAGCGTCGCCGCGCCGATTTCCGTCAAGAACTTTGCCGCCGTGACCTTTTCCGGGAGCGTCGCAAACTGGACGGAGTTCGCGGAAAAGACGATACGGTTTCCGTACCCGAACTCCCGCTCGGTAAAGAGCACATTCGAGAACGCTTGCGAGAGGCGGCGGAAAAACGGGGCGATTTCGCCGCTATAAAAAGCCTGTTCCTGTTGCGGAGTCGCGGTATTCTCGACGATTTCTTTCGACACGCCGAGATAGTCGTAAATCTCCTCTTTGACGTATGCGAGTTGTGTCGCCGGGATAGGAGTCGTCTTGTCTGTGATAGGCGTATAGTCGTATTTCGCGTCCGTGACGATAACGCCCGCTCCGTTGTTCTCCATACGGAGGTTGTCCCGGATAAAGTCGTCTCGGCGGCGGTTTAAGTCCTCCGTCTTGACGGCGTTCGAGACTTTCAAAATACCCCGGATAACCGCGACGAGCTCGGCAAACTTGCTCATGCTCTGATTGAGCGTATTCGCTGTCTTGAGTGCGGTATCGAGCGGCTTGTTTCCGTCGCCGAAAATATCGTGCTCGAGGAAATGCCGCCGGACGTGGATAATCCGGGAATATTCGCAAATGTACGTTGCACCCGTCGCAAAGGTAAACCGGCAATAGAGCGTACCCATGTACTCGAGGAGCTCGAAATACTGTGCGTTGATAGGGTAGACCGCCGTCAAACGGCCTGTTTCATCAAAAACCGGGTACGCTATCGCGTTGTTATATACCTTGTACTGCGCGGCGAGCTTGTAATAGAAGTCCGCCGCCGTCATGTACGGATTAGGCCGGAATTGCAAAATCCGGTCGATATAGTCGTTTACCGCGACCGTCGTCTCTGCCGACTGCCGGACGTGGCGCGGCTGTGCGGTCGAGGCTCGGCGGGCGAAAGCGTCCACGGCGGAGCGTACCGTGTTAATATCCCACATATTCCCGGAATACGGTACGAAAGTAGACTCCCACGAGCTCAAGAGCTTGTATGCGTGGAAATCTTTATTTTTCTCGCTCTTGCCCCCGAAAATAGATTGAAAGAGCCCTCTCTTTGCCATTTTTTCACCCCACTAAATACATATAGTCCTCGTAATCCCGCACATAGATAACCCACGCATTGAGGAGGGATACCATGCCGTCGATACGGCGCTTTTCGGAAATCTTGACGGGCTGAATGTTGTTCACGCCGCTTTTTTTAACTCCTGTGTTCGTCAAGCACCAAAGCAAAACGGGATTTTTGTTGTAATTGACTTTCTTATCGGCGAGCGCCGCGCCGAGCTCCCTCATAGGTTGCGACCATGTAAAAGGCCCCTGTGCAACGGCGCACATTTCAAAGCCGTTCGCTTTCATTTCGTCCACCCAATAACCGGCGAGAGCGCGGTCGTAGCCGATTTTGAAAGCGTCTATCTTGAGCTCGTCCCGCATTTGGCAGTACCACGCCGTCACCGCCGAATAATCGACGCGAGTACCCTCGCATATCGTGACGAGCCCCCGCTCCGCCCAAATCTTATAGGGCGCTTCTTGCGTGTTGTGCTCGTCGAGCTGGTCGATTTTCTTTTGAGGGAGGAAATAGTGCTGAAAAACGTACACGATTTCATCGTCGGACGAGCGCCGGATAATCAGCGTCGCGCACGTTAGGTCGGTCGTCGCGGAGAGGTCGCACCCGCCGATAGCGTAGGTGTTATATACCTCCTCCGGCTTGAATGTCGCCTCGTTTACTGCGTCCTCATAGGAGAGCCACGAGGCCGCGCCGGTCGCCTTTACGTTAAAGTCCTTGCAGAGAACGCCGGGCAAGTCCTCGGGATTTTTCTTTGCTCGCTCTACGAAGTCGGCGAGCGTGGTATATTGCTTTATCGTCCCGAGGCCGGGATTTGCCTTTATCCATGCCGTCGGGTCTGTCCACTCCTCGCGCTTGTCGAGCTCGTAGAGGACGGGGAGGAAACGCTCGTCGGGAGTCTGCCCGTCGGCGACCTCGCAAGCGTAGCCGTAAAGGTTATCGAAAACGGACTCGCGCACCGTGCCGGACGTGGTAATCATAATCACGAGCGGCTGTCGGCGGCTCGAGGTCGATTGCTTCATAACCTCGTAGAGATTGCGGTCGCGTATCGCGTGGAGCTCGTCGATAATGACGGCGTGAGAGTTAAGGCCGTCGAGGGTGTTCGAGTCCGAAGCCAGCGCCTCAAACTTGGAGGCCGTCGCCGGAAAGTAAATGTCGTTGCGCCGCTTCTTGAGAATGGCGGAGAGCTCGGGGCTCTGCTTCACCATGTTCACGGCCTCTGTGAGCGTCTTTTTCGCTTGGTCTTTCTTGGTCGCTACGGAGTAAATCTCCGCCGCGCCCTCGTAGTCGGCGACGAGCATATAGAGCGCGAGCGCCGCGAGGAGCGTACTCTTGCCGTTCTTTCGACCAACAAGAAAGAGTGTCTCTCGAAAGCGCCGGTATCCCGTCGCCCTCTCGAGCCACCCGAAAAGGAGTTGTATATATGCTTTTTGGAAAAGCTCGAGCGTCAGAGACTCGCCGAGCGTTCCTTGAGACTGCTTGCAAAACCTCTCGACGAAGATAATCGGCCTTTCGCCGACGGCCTCGTCGAAGTAATACGGCGAGCTCTCGTCCGCCGCGTCCATTTCTGCCACGAGGCGACCGTAAACGGCCTTTACCCGTCGGCTCGTGACGATTTCGCCGGAGGAAATCCGCTCCCAATATTCCCGGACGTAGTTCACTACTTGCCCGACCGGGCGGCGGGCTTTGTGATAAAGCTCATAAGCTCGTCACCCGCCGATTTCTTTTCTTTCTCCGGGAGCAACGCGACGAGCTGATTTGTGAGAGCGGAAAAGGATTTTATCGTCGTGTTGTAGGCACGGAGAGCCGGGGACTCCCGGCGGAGCTTTTGCGCCCCCTGTACGAAATCCTCTATCAAGTCGCCGTTGTTGATTTCGTCGGCGAGGCGTTCCAGCGTGACGGAGGTCACGGCGAATTGATTGATAAGCCCCTCGGCAAACTGCCTCTTTTCGGGGGGCATTTCTCGGAAAAGCCGTTTGATTTTCTTCTTTTTCGCCTCGATTTTTTCAGAAATCGAAAGCTCGTCGTAGCTTTTTTTATTTGCCGCCATATAATGAGTAAACCTCCCTCCGCCCCGGTTTTACCCCCCCTCATGTGCGCGCCCGGGTCGGTTCTTCCGAGGATTGAGGCGCGGTTACTTACCGGGTATCTATTTCGGCGCACCCCGGGGGGGATGTGGCGCTGTGATAATATTTCCGTCTGCATCGAAAGCGAGGCCGTCGGCAAGCGGCGGCGTTCCCTCGTGTATCAATGCGTGACACGTCCGGCAAACTGTCTCGAGGTTATCCTCGCCGAGCGCGATTGCCGGGTCGTCGATGTTCCTCGGCGTGAGCTCTATCTTGTGATGCACGATAACGCCGGGCTCGCCACAATGGACGCATAGCCCCGCGTCTCGCTTGAGAATATATGCTCGTGTGCGCCTCCATGCCGGAGACTCGTAAAACGCTTTTGCAAACTCTCTCATGCTCTCCGCCTCCGAATGGGTAAAGAGAACGCCCCGCACGGCCTCAAGCGTCCTCACGCATAAGCGCAAGGGCTCGACCATGTAGGGCGCACGGCGGCGAGGTTTTCCCTCGACCTCTCTTTACGCCTCAATGATAGCACGGGGAAAATGCAAGTTTCCATACGGATTTTTTTCGATACATGAGAATAAGTTAGAAAACGCCTCACATAGACGGCATAGCTCCCGCGCCGAAGTAGAGGAGAGCGAAACGCACGAGCGCCTTGTTACGGAGGTCGTAGAGGCTCGACGTGGACGAATAGCATACGGCCTCCGTGATTTCGTCCTTGCTCTTGCGCTCGATGTACCAAAGCCGGAGGATACGCGCGTCGTCCTCGTCCATCTGCGCGAGCACGTCGTCGATTTCCTCGACCTTATCCCGGGTAACTTGGATTTCCCGCATAACCTCGGCGAGCTCGAGGCAGTCCGCGAGCGCGTCGTTTACAGATTTCGCACCCGTGTACGGTTTAGACATATCCGCCGACGGATACTCCGACGGCGCGCCGTATCGTAAAATGCGCTCCTTTTTCCGCTCGAGATTGCCTAAAGCCGTCTCGAGCAAGCCGCGAGCGCGGAGAGTTTTCTCCGCCGCCTCGAAATAGTTAATCATTAGCTCGCCCTCCTCGTGCGTTATCGTGGTTTAGGCGCGTTTCCCTCCGTGGCGGTATTCGCGTCCCTTGTTGTACTCATGCTTTGCCATGAGCACGGCCTCAACGTCCACGCCCATATAGGCGAGGTAATCGAGGATGCGGATAATCGCGTCGCAAAGCTCGACGGCGACTCCCTCCGGCTTGCAAGTGCCGGTTTTCTCGTCCTTGTCGCAAGCGCCCTCGAACTCGCACACCGCGCCCGGGATACCACAGCACCCGTAAATAGCCGGATTGCCGTCGCGCCACTCCTCGAGCGCCTCCGACACTTCCAAATGAATGAGCGCGGCGACCTCGGGAAAGCTCCGAGCCGTCTCCCACCATCCATGCGCGACCGCGTTTTCGTGGACTTCCTTTGCAAACTCGTTTACTGTCATTTTCGTTTCCTCCGTTTCGGTTTTATAAATACACCGTCCCGCCGGTAAAAGCGGGCGACGATATATTTCCCTCCGTTTACGTCGTTGTGCCATGCGCCAGCATCCGCGAGGAAATAGCCCGGATAGAGCTTTTCATACTCGGCGTTGTTGGTCGTGTCCCGGGAGAGCTCCTCGGCGCGCTTGCCGGAGATACGCCCGTCCCGTGTTTTCGGCTCCGGGTCGATAAGATTTTTCGAGGCGTTCCACGCCCGAGTGTAAAGCGGGCTCTTGACGATGTAATGACCGAGCCCGGCGAGGCCGCTCTCTGTGAACTGCAAGCGGCGGGAGTTCGCATAGCCGAGCCCCCAAAGGTTTTCGAGGTCGTCTCTATCCATTCCGCCGGATAGCGTGACGTGATGATGATAGCGCCCATTCTTGGAGCCCTTTTCCGTAACGGCTATGTACTTGAGCGGCGGGAGCCCTTGCTTTTTCCGCGCTCTCTGCACCCGGCGGATATAATTCCGTAAAAGGCGTTGCGCCTCCTCGGGGCTTTCCGGCTGGTGCTGATAGGTCAAATGGATTTCGAGGTCGTCCGGCGTAAAGTTCGCATGGAGGAGGCGGACGAGCTTCTCCTCTCTGTGCCGCTGATTGAGTTTCGCTTGAGCGGCGGAGGTCGGCTTGCTCCGCTTGCCTCTGCTCCGAGCCTGTGTATAGGTCGGGTAGATATATACGTCGAGATACTCACCGCAATAATAGCGTTTCTCTCGGTAAACTGTTCTCATGTGATACCCTCCGACGAGAGCTCGTCTATGGTCGGTTTGTTAATATTCCATACGAGCCCGTAAAAACGCGCTTTGCGCTCGATTTTTTACCCTTGCATACCGTCCCGGAGAGTGCTATAATAATAAAGGTATGAGTAATCGCTCGTCTTTTCCGGGACGAGTCCCCGCCGACGTTCTGCAAAGCGTCGGCGGTTTCTCTTTTTCTGTCCTGCATTGTCAATCCTCCGCGCGGCTGTATAGTTCTACGAAGTCCGCCACGAAATCGAGGATAATCCGCTTTGCCTCATAATATATAATAGGTAGGAGCAAGAGCATGAACTCGCCGCCGACGGCCTTATAGCCTCGCCACGCGAGCGCCGCGCTCAAGCCCTTTGTGAAAACGACCGCCGTCACGATAAGCACGGTGAGGAACTCCGCCGCCGCGAGGCGGCTTTTCTTTTTGCGCCTCATGTGTCCACCTCCTCGCCCCAATCAATAGCCTTTCCGCATTGTCCGCAAAAGCTGTTGCGATTGCCGTCCTCGTTGTAGAGATATTCTCCGCTTTTACAGTTCTGACAAGCTAAAACGTTCTCGTCGCCGTCGTGGTACGGGCTCGCTTTCATTTGCAGATAGAGGGCTCCTTGTGCCACGTTACACGCCGCCCGAGTGCGCGGCGTATCCTCGCAACGTTCACGGCGAGTCGCGTCCAGCACCATAAACGCGAGTTCCGGGGTCATTTTCTCGGACGGCTCACGGGAAAACTCTTTTCGCGTCGTGTATTTGCACGGATTTCCACAATTTCGCTTGTTGCACTCGGTATTTTTCTGCGGGTCGCACTCGTATAATTTCGGAAAGTTCATTTTTTCTCCTCCTCGTCCTCCGGGATAGGCGTAAAGCACTCGCAACGGAGGACGCGCTCTTTTTCGTCTGCGTGTATCGGGCTCGGGCGGCGGCTGTCCATGCGTTCTATACACGGGATACAGTAATCGCCGTCTCTGCCCTTGCGCGGGTCGTGTACCTCTCGAATGTTGTCGCATTTCCGGCAATCGAACTCGTACCGCCATTTCGGGAGGTTGGATTTCCGGCGGCGTATCATTCCTCGGCCTCCTTATAGGCCGCGCGAACTTCCCGCATAATGCCGGATACGGAATATTCGCCGTAGTCGATGAAACAGCAAATAGCCTCCTCGAGATTTTCGGCGTTTTCCGCCGCCGACGGGATTTCGCCCGGGTCGATGCACATATCCTCGAGAGCATCGAATACCGCTTTTGTGGCGGCGGCGCTTTCGACGGCCTTTTTTCTCGCTTGCTCGAGTCTGCGTTTGAATACCGCGAGCGCCTGCTCCGTGAGAGCCTCGCCGGGAGTCATTTCCGATATTTTTTTCATGGTATGAGCCTCCTTGTGGCTTGCTCCCCGGCATTGAGCCGGGGAGCTTTTTAATTCCGAATTTTACAGGTCAAAGCCGGGCGCGAAGCCGAGGGAATAGTACGCGTAGCTGCCGGCGACTGTCCCGCCGGTGTACACACGCACGAAACTGGTGGAGTAGCTCGCACGCGGAGAACGGAGCCACCAATACCACGTCCCATCTCCGACGTGCTCTTTCACGCGGTCACGCTCACGCTTGAAAATCTCAAGTTGAAAGCTGTCCGGCTCCTCGTTCCACCAATCACCCGCGCCGAAAACGTCGGTCGCGGATGGTATCCACAGAGTATCCGCGTACTCGTGACGTTCTCCGTCGATTTCCTCGGACATGAAACGAGGCTCGAACGCCTCCGCGAGCTCGTCCGGGAAAAGCGGGAGAATATCCTCGAGGACGTGTCGCCGCCCCTCGCTCTTGAGGTATCCTCCCTTGTTGGTCGGCGTGTCGTTCATGCGCCACTTATCCGCGAGGCAGTCCTCGAGGACGAAGCGGGCGCGCTTCTCGTTGACGTAGCCGCCGCAAACGGCATTGACGAGCTCGCCGTTTTTGAGCTCGATAGCGAACTTGTCGCCCGGGCGGATAAGCTCGAGGCCGTTCCCGCTCGAAATGGCCTTTTTGAGTTCCGCGAAAGAGATTTCCTTGTTCCTTGTGGTAATGAGTTGCATCGTCTTTTCCTCCGTTCAAAAGATTTTACAGAAATAGTGATTGCCGATAATCATATCGACGCTCTCGTTATAAGGCGCGGTCGAGAAATAGACCGTATCCTCTGAAAGAATGTGCTCCCGCTCCTCTATGGCGGTATGCACCGCGAGATATTGCTCCTTGTCCGGCTCCGCCGAGTAGAGGTACGGAGCGGGGGAGAATTGCCATACGTCGCCGTATTTCTGAAATACGACCTCCTCGACCGTATCCGGGAAATAGTCGGAGAGCATACGGTTTAGAACGACCTCGACGACGGCGACTTGTCCCTCGAAGCTCTCGCCGCGCGCCTCGTGGTAGACGAGGCAAGCAAGGATATAAACGTCCTCGTCGCTGAAATGGAGCTCCGCGTATCTGTTCTCGGGCTCCGGCTCTACCGGCGGCTCCTCGGGCTCCTCCGGCGTTTCCTCCGCCGCTGTCTCCGGCAAGGCCGGAGCCGGTGCTATGTACGTCAGCTTTTGCCGTTCCGCCGCGAGCGGGATTTCCGGCTCGAGCGTCTCCCGTTCCTTGCCCGCCCGGAGCGCGATAATGAGCCCCAGCACGAGGACGAGCGAGAGGAGGATACCGGCTTGCATCCGGCGGCGCTGTCTGCGGCGTTTCCGCCGCTCCTGCCTTGTCATGGCTTACCGGCCTCCGGCGTATCCTCGGCGAGCACGATATACTCGCACTCTCGGGCGATTGCCGTCCACCGAACGCCCCACGCACGGGCGGCGGCGTGTACTGCCTCGTATTTGTTCACGCCGTTTACGGTGAGCTCGCCGTATTCCTTGTGACGGACGAGGTATAATTTCGTCGTCCCGGCAAAGTGCGGGCGGTATCCCGCCGGTGCTGATTGCTCGCGTTTCATTCCGCTACCCTCCCGTCGATAAGCTGAAAGCTCTCTCGGATAGTCACGGGCTCGCGTCTGCCTACGTCAAACTCGAGGACGCAATATCGCCCGCCGGGATGAACGTAGACGACCGTCCCGGGGATTGCTTTCGGCTTGCCGTCTTTGCCCGGAACGTCGAACGTCGCGGGCTTTACCGTGATGCGGTCGCCGAGCTTAATCATTCGACCACCTCCGGCGCGTCTGCCGCCTCTGCGGGCTTGTCCGCCGCCGGAGCCGTCTTATTGTTCGCCGTGCGGAGGAAAGCGTCTCGGAGCATATTCACGAGCGGGGAGGCCGTCGTCGGAGTCGCCGGAGCATCCGCTTTCGGATTGTCCATATCCGCCCGCTCGACGAAGCCGCATAAAATCGCCGCCGAGACTACCTCGCCAACGAAGCCGCCGACCTCGCTCTCGGCGAGCGTCTGCGTCCTCGTGCGGACTTTGAAAGCGCCGGTCTTGAAATCAAAGACGACATACGCCCGCTTTCCCTCCGGCGGCTCGATTTTGACCGCCGCCGCGTCCGCGATAACTTCCTCCGGGCTCGGTACGGTATAACCGGCCTTTTTCAGAGTGTCCAGTTGTGCCGCGTCGAGGGCGAACGCCTCTCCGCCGAGTTTCTTTGAATAGAGCTTTTTCATTTGTGCGACCTCCTTAATCGTTCGACTCGCTGATAACGGCGATTTTTGCAAGGGCGGACGTTTGCGCCCATTCCTCGGCGAGAATACGGGAACTCCGCTCGAACTCCTGCGAGAGTGCGGCGAAAGCGTCCTCGTTTCTGTCCTTGACCGCGCTCCACATTTCCTTGTGGACTTTCTCTATGTCGGTGTGCATCTGCTTTGTGCGCTCGATGCACTCTTTTAGCTCCGCCCATGCCTCGCGGTCAGAGGCGAAGCCGCGCCCGCGCTCCTCCATTGTGCCGGAGACGGCCTCCGCGACGGCGGCTTGTAGGTTTGCCATAAGCCGAACTCTCGAACTCGTTTCGCTCATTGTGTTATTCCTCCTTTATTTCCCCGCCTCGATAGCTCGGAGCGGACTTTCGTCGCTCATGCCTTGCATGAGAGCCCCCATTTTGAGAGCCTCCTCGCGGCTGATTTCCTGCGGCTCTACGTCTGCGCGTATTGCAAAGATACGGTGCTTTTGAATGTAGGCCGCGAGGAAAGCGTCCTTTTCTTTCTCCCAAAGCCTTTTATAGAAATCGAAAAGATACTCAATTTCCACCTTTTCGGCGGGAGTGCAATCCGCGCCGAGTTGAGTTCTAACCTTGCGCCCACTCGCGGTATATACGAGCTCGTAGGCGTAGCCGCCCGTGACCTTATAGACCACTTGCCGGAGGATTTTCTTTTCCTCCCCGCCGTGATATGTGAAGTCGTGGCGGACGCGAGTCTCCTCGTCGAGCTCCTCCTCCGAAATGCCGTATTTCTTCATCATGCGAGCAAGGAGCTTTTCGGCGTTCTCGGCCTCGCCGCCGACTCCGTGCTCGGCAAGTGCGCGGACTTTCTTCAATAATGCCGTTTTATCCATTCTCGCGGCTCCTTTCCAGTTTTGGACACCATGCCGGGATATACGGGTCAAAGCGTTTCACGCCAACGACGCGCCCCTTGCATCTGCCGGGAGCAAAGCACCGATAGGAGATAATGTCTTTCGCCCACGGCTCCGTAACAACGTGCTCGCACCCCTCGCAAGTATGGGAAAAATCGGCGTTCATTTCTCTGCCTCCGCCGCCGGGAGGCCGAGCCACCATAGCGGGCTATCCCGCTCCGGTCGGCGGCAGTCGTCGCAATCCGCCGCCGAGCACGAGGAGCAATAAATCCGGTGAAAAGCATCGTCCCACGGCGTTTCAATCGCCGGGATAGTGCCGAGGAACGCCGCGAGCGCCTCCCGGCTTGCCGTTATCCTCTGAAAATTGTTCACGGTATGAGTAACCTCCTAAAATAATTTTTCTTGCATCCCCTCAAGCGAAAAGCGCCGACCAAAGTCCGCGAGTGTTTTCCCGGGCTTGAACGTTATCGGGCTGTCGCGGTCAAGCTTTGCCAGCTTGTCCCACAATTCCGGGTAATCGTAATAGAGGCGTTTTAATTCTCCGACGCGCTGGTTATGGCAAAACCAGCACCCGAGCCGCTCCCGGCCTCCGTTGTATCCGGGAGAGAGGAGCCCGCGCGACCGGCAAACGTCGAACGCTTGCGCTTCTGTTATGCCGCACTCTACGAGAGGGAGGATTTTCCCGGCGACCGTTTTTCTCTCGATACGTTTTGTTTCGTCTGCGGCAATTCCGACGATTTCGGTAAACTCTCCGATAGTCTTTATGTGCGCTTGTATCGGCCTCACTTTTAACCGGGTATTGCACCATGCGCCGCGCAAAAATGGAAATCCCCATATTTTGCCGACCTTGCCGCCCTTTTCGTACTGCTTATAAAAGCAATCCGTATAGGTGTATTTCCCTTGGACGATTTGCGTCTTAATCCCATACTCCCGCTCGAGGAGCGGAAAACATTTGCTATGTAACCATTCCTCATGTTCCGGCACTTCCGCGCTCGTCTCGTCGTCGAACATTATCCGGCAATAAATAGCGCCGTCGCATTGACCGCCGCGCTCCATGTGCGTTATGAGAGCCGCGAGAGAGTCTTTACCGCCGGAAATCGACGCATAGACTTTCAAAGTTACCCCTCCAAATCCCGAAGTATTTTGCGGAGGTCTGCGTCGAGTTCTCTCCAAAACTGCGCGTTGTCGGCGGCGTGGATATATTTCGGGGAGCCGTCCTCTTTCTTTTCCTCTGCGAGCTTCTCCCATGCCTCCGCCTCGCCCTCGCGGGTCTTTGTCGTCATAAGGATATAAAGGGAGAGTTTGGAGCACTGTTCCGGCGTTAGTGTCTTTCCGTTCATGGTATGAGTAACCTCCTTTTTTACTGTGCCGCTTTCCGACGGCCTCTATTTCGGTACGACCGATTTACTCGAGCCTCCGCTACCGCCGCGCTATACCCTTGACGAAAGCGGGAGTCCGTTTCCCCGGTCTTGCCTCGCTCGAGCTCGCGGTATATGGTCGCTTGGCACTTGCCGACACGCTCGGCAATCTCGCCCGGCTTTGCGCCCTTTGCGTACATTTCCTCGATAATCCGCCGCTCCTCGAGCTTTAAGCACTCGTATTTCATAGCCTCGCCTCCGTTTCTGCGTAAAAAAATAAGTGCGTCGGAGCTTATTAGCTCTTTCGCACTTAATGATAAACGCCACATTCTGCCCATCCACTTTAATTTATAGTAGAATTCCGCCCGCCGCCGTGCTATAATTTTGATATCTATCCCATGCTTTGGCGGCGATCCGCCGCACTCAGGAGGCAGTTTTATCATGGATTTGACCGAACGCCAGCTTTCCCGTGAGACGATCTACGAGGGAAAGATCTTACATATTTACCGCGACGATGTACTCCTGCCAAACGACAGAACGAGCGTGCGCGAGGTCGCCGACCACCCCGGCGGCGTCGCCATCGTCGCTCTTGACGAAAACGACAACGTGCTCACCGTGAAGCAGTACCGCTACGTCTTCTCCCGTGTGCTTGAGGAAATTCCCGCAGGGAAACTGGAGCGTGGCGAGGACCCCGATGAGGCCGCGCTGCGTGAGCTGAAGGAGGAAACGGGCGCAACGCCGAAGTGCATGACGAATCTCGGCAAGCTCCTCGTCTCCCCTGGCTGCTACAGCGAAGTGCTGCACCTTTATCTTGCCGAGGGTCTGACCTTCGGTGAGCAGCATCCGGACGAGGACGAATTTTTAGAGCTTTACCGCACGCCGTTTTCCGACATGCTCGCACGCGTGATGCGCGGCGAGATCGAAGATGCGAAGACCGTCTGCGGCATCCTCAAGGTCCACGCCCTGCGCACGGCGCAAAAAGAGAGACAGGAGAAAGAAAACTGA